CTTTCCTTAAATCAGGAAACTCTGTAGGTGCTACCCATTCTGTAGTTGGCATTAACATTATTTTTTACCTGTGTCTTTCATCTTTTTAATTTCTAATTCACAATAATGAATTATTTTTTCTAAATCTTGAATGCCATTTTTATTTTTATAACGGCATACATACTTTATAACGTTTCCCTGGAAAAAGGAAAGCTCATTCTTAGAAATAAATTCATAAGGTTGAATGTGAAACGATTTGTAGTGACTCCCGCCAATCTGTTTATCTTGCGGAAATATATCATCAAACATTTTTTTATTTGTCATAGTGGATAGGTCTTTCTGGTTTTGGTTAGTTTTAATTTATAGAGATTATTTTTAGCACGTGTATAGGCTACGTACCAAACTCTATGTTCTTCGTCAGCTTTATCTTGGCTTCGGTTCATTGACTTAATAACCTTATCACCCATATCTAAACAAAGAATTACATTATCTTTCTCACCACCTTTTATAGCATGTATGGTAGAAAGCCAAATTCTAGCAGGATCATCTAAATTTTCTTTATTCTCTATAAGACGTAATAAATATTCTTTATCTTCATCATCAGCTAATTTAAAAGCTTGGAACCAATTTACTTTTTTATTCCATTCAACTTCTCCAGTATAACTTTTAATATCTTTTATTTCTGCTTCAGATAATTCTTTACCATTACACCATTGAGTGTAATTATTCATGGCTTTATATAATGTAACTTTTATACTTTTACCCCTATTACTTTCAAAATAAAAACCTCTTTCTATTAACATATCTCCAATTTTTAAAACTTTAGATATGGTTCTAGATAGTATTAACCATTTACCTTTGGTTAAATTAACTTCATCTAAGTTATATATCTCTTCACATTTACCTTTATAATTTCTAGGATGATATACCTTATGTTTCCTGATGCCTGTTATATTGTCTATGGCTACCTTAGACTGTTCTTGAATTGCTTTAGATATTCTTTTTGAATATATTAATACTTTTTCTTTTGCAGGTTCTTCTATAAATCTTTTAACATCAGCTCCAGCCCAGGCAAAGATTGCTTGGTCATCGTCCCCTGCTAAATACATATCTTTAGTTTTTGTTTTTAAAACATCATAAAGTTTCCATTGTAATGGTGATAGGTCTTGAGCTTCATCAATAAAAATAACATCAAACTCTGGAATCTTTTCTGGTTGATTTGTTAACATTTTAATCATGTCATTAAAATCATGTAGTTTTTTAATATTTTTATAGTTAATTAGATTTTTAGAAATATGATTTAATGTTTTCCAATTCACGTCTTTAGGATCATGTTCTTCTAAATTAAATTCATCTTTTAAATCTACACATCGGTTAGAAGCTTTTTGAATTATTTGAAAATATGGATTATCAAAACCTAAATAAAAAGATTCATCTTTATTATACCTGTCATAAAATTTTATTTGTAAGTTTAATTTTTTACCTAATTCTTCGTAATGATAGGGTTGCATTATATCATCTTGAACCATTTGCAGTTTTTCAAATGCTAATGCATGAAGTGTTTTGAAATATTTTAATTTTTTATTTTCAAATGGCATTCTTTCTTTTGCTTCATCTGCAGCTTTTTTAGTAAAAGCAAAATAACCTATACGATCTAGGGGTACTCCTTTTCTTGCATATGCTTTAGCTCTAGATATCAAACGATATGTTTTACCGGTACCTGGAGGACCATAGTATTTATAAATCATATAATCTCTTCTTCACTTTCAATAGGAACTATCTCAGTTACTTCTTCTGGTTTATCAAAAATAAACAAAGGTATTCTTGCAACTTTAATTGGTTTAAAAGATTCACCATTATCATCTTTACCTGGAAATCTTTTAGGTGCACTCATCAATGCTCTTTTTTCTTTGTCTGGATCTTCTGCATCAAACAATTGATACTCAATCATGAAAGATGTTTTTTGTTGATCATACTTCCATTCTTCATTCTTTAATTTTTCATAAAACTTTCCAAGTACAAACCATGCAAATTTTTCTTGAACTAATGGTCTACCACTTTCAAAAGACATGAAGCTTGTTGCCTGAGCCCCGTAAATATGTTTCTCCAATAACTTCTTCAATATTTCTAATGGACTTGTACCTTCTGCAGGTTCTATAATTTCTACTTTATCTTTAGGATTACTAATTGCTTTTAATATCAAATCAAATTGATCTTGTTTAATGGTTGGTGCTGTAATTAAAGCTTGTTCAAATAATACAGTTTTGAATTCTTGTACTTGAGTTAGTTTATAAGTATTTTTTACATGTAATTGTATAGTATCCCCATCATCATTTTCTACCGTAACTCTCCACTCTGGATTAGGTTTATAATTTATTTTTTGTAAATTACTTAATGTTGGATAGTTTGCTTTCTCTCCAGATAACACACCAAATTTTCTTTTTGCACAAACTGCTTTCATACAGTTTGGTTCTAGTAATGGATCTGTACAAGTAAAACCTTTATTTTGTTTTTCCCAACTAGATATCTTTGATTTAATATGATCATCTGTCCAATGTTCATCAAAAGAAAAATATCTTCTACCTGCTTGCAAAACCATTTTTTTCCAAGTATCTGGATATTTCTTTTTAGCAAACACCATGTAGTTATATAAGAATCGATCTCGACCATCTGTAAAGGTCATTTGTTCTTTAGTTAATTTTTGTAAACAAGGTGGACCATCTTCAAATTCTTCTCCACCACCTTTTAATTCTTTATAAACTAAATCTTGTTTTATCTTTTTAAAACTTTCTGGTTCAACTAAATTTAATTTAACTGTTTCTATAAATTTTTCAAAAGACATTAACGTACCATCTACATCTAATGCTTTTCTATCATCACCATTGTAAGGTAAATTTATAAAGTTACCATTGGATAAAGTTCCATCACTTGATTTTAATTGAGTTTGTTTAGGAAATATTTCTGTACCTTGTGGTAATTTAAATACAAATAATAGTTCTTCTAAAAAATTTCTGATGTCTTTTGCTTTAACCAACCGAGTGGTGAACACATATAAATGTAATCCACCACTCTTGGATAGGACAGGGATGATTGGTAAGCTTTTATCCTGGATGACATCAAGATAAAATTTTCTATCTATTGGATATTTATCTACATCAATTGCACCGAATCTAGCTAACCCTTCATCAGTACAAGGTTGTATTCCAATTGATCTAATTCCTTTAATATGATCTTCGTAATCTTTATTAGTAATGGGTATCTTAGCCCATTCATGTTTCCATTTTTTCTTGCCTGTTATTTCGTCGATGTATCCATCATCAACTTTACAGACACCATAACTTCTCTGTAATCCCGTAAAATATTCTATGTAATCTTTCATATATTCCTGTCCGTTTAATTTTAAAGGTGGGCCAGTCTCCCAGCCCTACCTTTTCTTGCAAGTATTCTCTTAGAGAATTAGATAATATCTTCAGATTTATTTTCTTCAACTTTCTCATACTTAGGTTTGCTTACCCCAGTTGATACTTGTTTTTGAAACTCTTGAGCCATCATGTATATAGCTGCATCTTTTTCATTTGATACATCTAACATTCTAACCATTGAAGGTTTATACACATGCCAAGTTTTATCTCCTGCATTTTTTTCTGCTGTTTGTAATTTAAACACTGCAGAATATGCTGCCGGTTGGAAAGAACCTTTATCATCTGTCATTCTTAAATTAGAAATCAGATCATTTAGTTTTCTAGCCGGTGTAAGATTAGATGATCTCATAGTGATCACCGCTTTTCTTGGTGTACCATCTACCATTGCAATGATAAAGAAATACATGGTTTTCTCAATATAATTACCATTAGATAATCTATATTTGATTCCTCTCATTTCTTCTTTAGCATCTGCAGGTGGTGTTAGGTGTGTACCTACTGGTGCTGATGGACTATCTCCCATCTCTTGCCATTCTGGATATCTAGTTTGTGTATGTGCTACAATCACATCTATACCCTTATTACCATCAATTGGAGTTCCAAAACTATTGGAATAGATCATTCCAGGTTCTGCTCCAGAAACATGTTTAGCACTTCTTGAGTTACACTCCGGTGATAGTTGATGTAAGATTTTCAGAATCGGTGTTGATACGTCTTCTGATTTGATTTCCTCTGCACCTTTGCCTGAATCAGCTCTAAGGTTTAGAGATGCTAGTGCACCTGCACTATTCTTTTTAACGACTTGTTTGTCCATACTATTTACTCCTTTATTAGTTTAGTATTTTATTAGTTTATTTTTTATTTGTAATGCTTGTACGATTTCCGTCCAATACATTAAACAGATCAGCGGGAATTTCTTTTCCATTTTCTTTCCATTCACGCATCACTGCTGAGAGTCGAGAGTGGTGAACACTTTCTTTTTGAGAAGGTTCATAGCCACTCTCCCTCGCAAGGGTAGCATAAGCCATTGCCTTGTTATCTTCGCCTTGACCAAATGTTACTGTAACATTATTATCTACAATATCACCTAGTCCATTGTTTCGAAGCCATTGTATTACTTCCAACTTTTTATCTGCTTTAGCGGAAGCAAAAAACTTTTTACCAATAGATAGTTCTGAACCATCTTTTAGTTTTACAGTTTTTAAATTTTGTTTTTCCATGATTTCTGGAATTACATGTTCTGATAAATATCTTTCCTGCTCTTTTAATTCTTTAGTTTTTATTTCAGATGCTAATATCTGTGCACCAATAGATTTAAATTGTTCGATCGCTTCTGATAATTCATTAACATTTAAACTATCTGTTTGATCAGGTGCATCCTGTCTCAAATTTATATTCATAATATTTCCTTTCGTAAAAGGTATATATAGGAGAATTTTATATTGTCAACTAGTTTTGAAAAATATTTATTTCGATTGGGTAGTATGTTTTTTCCTGTCTGTCCCATTTTAACAACTTATATTTGCCATTAGTCATATCAGAAACTATTGAACATGTCACCCCAATAATTGCAGGATCACCAGATAATAATAAATAATCTTCATTTGTAAAATTTTTTAATTTATCTCTTATTTGAAATATTAATGGACCAGGTGAAAAAATCATTTGTGCTTTTGATGGAAGCATGACCACAATGTCGCCATACTTTTGTGCACCCATTACATTATATTTGGGTTGACCGGTTTCTCTATCGACAGGAATATCCTGAACTAAATAAACTTTGCTCATTGACTTTTATACTTTTATAAACTATATACACTTTTAGAAAGAAAAAGCAAACTATGAACTATAAATTTAAAACTAAGCCATTCGAACATCAATTAGATGCATTAAAAGCTTCTTATGATAAAGAAGTATTTGCATATTTTATGGAGATGGGTACTGGAAAATCTAAGGTATTATTAGATAACGCAGCTATTCTTTATGATAAAGGTGAGATAAATGCACTATTAATCATTGCACCAAAAGGTGTTTACAAAAACTGGTATGACTCTGAAATACCTACACACTTGCCAGATCATATTGATAAAAAAATGGTGCTTTGGAAAACATCAGACAAATCAGTTAAACAATTAAAAATTTTAAATACTTTGTTTCAACCTGGTTCTGATTTACGTATTTTAATTATGAATGTAGAATCTTTTTCATCAGGTGATGGAGCTAAATTTGCATATAAATTTTTATCTGCACATCCTAAATCTATGATTGCTATTGATGAAGCAACTACAATTAAAACACCTACATCTAATAGAACTAAAAACATTGTAGCATTACGTCCTTTATGTAAATATAGAAGAATACTTACAGGTTCTCCTGTAACTAAATCTCCATTAGATTTATTTTCTCAATGTCAATTCCTTGATCCCTGGCTCCTGGGTCATGATTCGTTTTGGACATTTAAAGCAAGACATGCTGTAACTAAAAAAATACAAGTCAATGGTCGTCAAGTAGAAATAATTGTGGACTATAGAAATTTAGGAGAGCTATCAGATAAAGTAGAAAAATTTTCTAAGAGAGTTTTAAAACAAGATTGCTTAGACCTACCAGAAAAAACTTATGTCAAGCATTATGTTGAACTTACAAAAGAGCAGCAAAAAGTATATACTCAAATGAAAAAAGAAGCAATAGCTTTTCTTGATGGTAAGATGCAATCTTCTGCAACAGTCATGACACAATTAATGCGACTCCATCAAATTACTTGTGGACATTTTACTGCAGATGATGGTACCATAAAAGATTTACCTTGTTCTAGATTGTCTGAACTAATGAACATATTAGAAAACATAGAAGGCAAAACTATTATATGGTCTCACTACACTCATGATGTAAAAAGAATTATAGAAGAAATTAAAAAAGTATATGGTGAAGAATCCGTTGTAGATTATTTTGGTGAAACCGATACAGATACTCGATCTATTAATATTAAAAAATTTCAGAACGATGATAAATGTAGATTCTTTGTTGGAACTACACATACCGGCGGCTATGGAATTACATTAACCGCCGGTAGTAATATGATTTATTTTTCTAACGGATATGATTTAGAAAAACGTCAACAGTCAGAAGCTCGTATTGATCGTATAGGTCAAACTAAAAAGATGACTTATATTGATATCATGGCTCAAGATACTATTGATGAACATATCGTTAAAGCTCTTCGTACTAAAGTCAATATTGCAAATGCAATAATGAAAGAAGATTACAAAGAGTGGATTTAATTATTTAACGTTTATTTTTGTACCTTCAACTTTTTCA